CACCCGTACGGTATCGAACAGGAACAGCTTCTCCAGGTCCCGGTACACCGCCCACTGCTGCGTGTACCCCAGCAGCTGCATGTCCACCTGCACGGACACGGAGGGCTCCTCCGCGCCGCCCGCGAGCATGGCCACCGCCTGGTCCAGCAGCCGCGCGCGGACGGTCGCGATATTGGGCCCGTCCTTCTTGTTCACCTTGCACTCCTCGCCCTTGAGCGAAAAGATCCTCGCGTGGGGCAGGCTGCACACCAGTTCCCCTTCCACGAGGGAATGGTACCGTCCGTACACCACGCCGTCCGTATCGGCCAGCTGCGTCGTGTTCTCCCCGTCCCAAAGGAAGCTGTGCTCCAGGTACACCGGCTTGCCTTCGTCCGTCTCCCCGACGGGCCGCACGGCCGTGGCCACGTCGCTCATGTCCAGGCTCATGCTGATGCCCTTCACGTTCTTTCCGTACGTGAACATCATGCCCCGGTTCACGCCCGCGTGGTCGAGCACTGTGAAGGAATAATTGTCCCGGATCAGCTCCCCGTTCCACCGCGGCACGAGCCCCGTCTCCGGATCCAGCAGCGCCGTGACCGGATCCTTGTCCGCGAAGTGGAAGCCCTGCTTCTCGCCTGCGATGTTGGTCTGGAACGTGAACGGCAGCTCCTCGATACATCCCGCCAGCACGCCGTCCGCGGCCTGCTGCAGGGTCTTGCCCTCGTCCTCGTCGTACGTCGTCAGGTCGTACATCGCGTCGTACGTGATGTGCTGCGCCTGCACGTGCACGGTGCTCTCCGTCTTTTCCACCGATGTGATCCTGAAAAGCTGCTCCTCGATCCGCCAGCTCGGCGCCACCTGCTCGATGCCGGTGGAGGAATCGTCCACGATCACCTGCTGCTTGTATTCCAGCACGTTGGTGGTATCGCTGGAGATATAGCCCGTCACCGTCTTGCTGACGGTCTTCTTTTTCTTCTTTTCCTGCCAGGTGTATTTGCATTTCCAGCGCCAGCCGGAGTCGGAATATTTCGCCACGATCTGGACCTCGCCGCCCTCCGGCACGAGCTTCAGCTTCTTCGCGCCCTTCTTGGACGGGTCCGCCTTGTTGTATATGTACCGCTGCGCCTTCGTCGCGGTGCCGGTCTTCACGGTGTACGTCTCGATCACCGTCACGTACTGCCCGGCCGCGATCTCCGGAGTCGTGCGCACCGGCACGTCCGCCTTCAGGATACGATTCTCCATAAGGCACGTGTACCGGTTCAGCTCGTCCGTCGGATGCTCCAGCGTCAATTCCGATATCCCGTTCGCAACCTCGTGGAACGTGCAGCTCACCGGCGTCAGTTCCCCGCAGATCCCGATCGTGGAGAAGTCCTCCGCGTTCGCGTCGTATATGTACACGCTTCCCATTACAAAAACCTCCAGCGCGGCGTGATCGTCACCTTTGTGATCTGCTGCGAGAAGCTCACGTAGTTCCACGCGGACGTGTCGCCCGCCGGCGCTTTCGGGTACAGCACGAACCAGTCGTCGTCCACGGACACGCTCGCGCCCGCGAATACGACGGCGCCGCTCGATACGGTGTACGCCGTGCCCGCGTCGCAGTCGATGAAGAGCGGCGTGCCGCTCGTAAGCGCCACGTCCATGCTGCGCCCGTTCACGATCAGGGTGCCTGTGCCGCTGCCCTCGATTTTCAGCAGCGGCATGGAGTTCACGTCGCCGTCGCCGTTGAACAGGTCCGCCGCCGTCAGCACGATCTGCTTCTCATTTACCCGGTGCAGGAACGGCTGGCAGGTGAACGTCACGGATATCCTCTTCCCGTCCATGCGCTTCGTGAGCGACGCCAGGCCGGACGCCGTGAGCACCGCCGCGTCGTATGCGTAGCCCTCGTTGTCCCCGAATTCCAGCTCGCCCGAGCCGTTCAGCCATTTCTTCACCGCCGGCAGGTCGTACCCGTCCGGCACGGCGAAGTCCTGCTTTACCGTGATCTCGCTGTACCCCTGCGGCACCGTCAAAAACCCGTCCCGGCCCGGGAGCGTCAGCTTGTCCCCGCGCACGGCGGATACCTGCCGCTGCGGCATGCCGATCGGCAGCGCGCCGACGTCGTCGCTCCTCACGCCGCGGAATTTCACGTACATGTCGTCGATGCGCCTCACGCGCTCACCCCCTCCCGTAGCCCAGGTTCAATCTCCTCGCGTAGCCGTTCAGCGCCAGGTCGTAGTCCCTCGTGGAAGCCCTGGCCATCTCCCGGCCGTTCAGGTACAGCGCGATGTCCCGGGCGGATTCGATGTCCGCGATATCGCTGATCGCGCCGCGCATCCCCTTCGTGATGCCGGACAAGTCCATCCTGGGCCGCAGGTTCGCCGCCCCCGCGACGGTATCCGCCATGCGGACCGCGGAGCGGACGACGGACGAAGTCTCCTCGTCGATGCCCTTCGCCACGCCAAGGTCGAACATCCGTCCGGACTGCATCATGACCCTCGACGGCGACATGATATGGAGATACCCATTGAAAGCGGCTGCAGTCTCCCGCGCCGCCCTGATCGCCTCGCCTACGAGAAGGGATATATTCGAACCGATACCGGATGCCGCGCCGGAATCAAACGCCGTTCCGGATTCCGCGCCGCTCTCCGACATCTGCTGTTCGATCGGCTGCAGGAGCGATGAAAGATCGATACCGTCGAAATTACCCGCCAAAGCCGAGATCGGGTCAAACTTCATCGCGTTCGTCAGGGCTTTTGAAAGTTGCTCAGGATCCAGGCCCATCGCGTTTGCCATCGCTTCATAATCGGTCTGCCCGATCCCGGCTGCGCTCAACATGTCCGCGAATGTCGTACCTTGAGCAGAATTCTGAACCGCCTCTACCAGCTTTTCTCGCGTATTGTTCGGATCCTCCCCCTTTTTAGGTTCAACCGATACACTGACTGTGAATTTCTCGCCCGAAAGCATGCGCTGCAGTGCGCTCCCGAATTTCTGTTCCGCGCCTTCGGCGACTGTCACATCCCCGACATCGACTGTAGCATCGGCTGTCACTTCCGGTTCAGGTTCAACACTGCCTAATGTCTCTTCGATAGTAGCTTCGAACTTCTTTGCCTCGCCGTCCGGTAGCTTCAGATCTGGATGAACAGCTGCTGCCGCACTCTCAAACAAAGTCGTAAGTGACGCAGTTATAACTGATTCCTGATCTGACCAGTTTATATCACCGGCATTTACGAGCCATCCGTTTGCCAGTGCCGTCTTGAAAACAGAAGCCGTTTTGTCCAGATCAACGCCGTCCAGCGCTTTGGCCAAAGCTTCATCGTATCCTGATGCGTATTCTGCCAGGTTAATGCCGCCAACGCCTCCGGCAAGCCACTGAGCGGGATCTTCAGATTTCAGGGCATTCTCAATGGTAGCCCACAAATCATCAACGCCCACGCCCATTGTATCGGCAAGATTCTTTATATCGTCCTGTGTAAGGTTCATCTCGTCCAGCAGCTGTTCTGGGGTAAAGCCTTTTCCGCCGACGTTTGTGATACCCTGGATCAGCTTATCAGCAAGGTTCCTGTTGGACAGATCTTTACTTACGGTATCCATTGCTTTCGCCAATTCCGGATCTGCCGCCAGAATACCGTCCTTAAGCGCTTCCATGTGCCGGTTATAATCGTCATCGGCTTTCTTCAGGGCTGTCGTGTACGCATCTTCGGCTTCCTTCGACGCATCGGCCTGCAGCTGGTTGGCCTCGTCCCTTGCTTTCTGGGCCTCCTCAATAGCCTTGTCGCGCTTTTCTTTTGCCGCAACAAAATCGCTGTCGGTCATATCCCCGATATCGTGTTTCCGACTCACCTCCAGGAACTCTTCCTCCGCCTCTCTTTCCTTGCCAGCGGCTTCCGTCATGGCTTTGGAGTAATCATCCTCTATCTTCCCGAGCTTATTCACATAGGCGGCTTCCGCCTCGGCGACGGCTTTTTCGCGCTCCTTATATGTCAGCTGCATCGCCTGGGCCTGGAAATCCTTATTGCTCACGCGGCCCTGCTCCACCGCCGTGCGCATCACGTAATCCTTCGGATCGATCGACGCCGTCAGAACAGCGATCCTCGCTTCCAGGTTCTCCACCTGGGAGAGCAAACTGTTTAATTGAGCAAGGTGATCCTCAACGACGCCCTTCGCTGCCCCGGCGTTTTCACTTAACCACGCGGCAGTTCCGCTCCGGCACTCGTCCAGCGTTGCCTTCATCGAAGCCGCCTCGGCGTCGATCTCAGCCGTTTTCTTTGCCAGGTTTTCGGCGCCCAGGCCCATCGCGGCGAGCTGATCCTTTGCGGCTTTCGCCCATTCGTCGATCTTGGTCTCGATCTCGTTATAGTACTCTTCCGAAGCCGCCTGCGCTTCTTCGCCGAGTTTTTTGTCCCCGGCAGTCGTATAGTCCGTGAAAGCCGTCTTGATCCCTTCGAACAAAGCGGCTACTTTTGTGCTCACGCTGCCGCTGAGTTCGTCCATGGACACGAGCATAGCGGAGATCTCCGGATCTGTCATACCGAGCATTTTCAGCGCTGCGACGATATCGCCGTTTGTCGCTGTGCACGCCGCGGTCAGATCGGAGATATCCACGTTCTTCAGGTGCAGTCCGTTCAGGGTATCGCTGATCGTATCGAATCCGCCCTGCAGCCTCGCGGCGGCGGCCTCCGCCTCCTCCGGGCTCATGTCCGCGTACAGCTGCAGCGCGGCGCTCAGGCTGTTGCCCCTCTCGACGTACGAATTGATCTCTTTCTGCACTTCCGGGGCGATCCCCAGGTCGGTGTACACGCCCTGGATCGTGGTGATGGCGCTCGATATATTCGCCGCGGCTGTCTTCGCCCGCGTAGGATATACGCCCATTTTCCGGAAAGCCAGCTCGAGCGCGGTGACCCCGCTCCCCCGCAGGATCGCGTTCGTGAGTTTTGCCTTCTCCGCGGGATTCAGCTTGAGCCCGTCCACAGCCGTACGGATCTCGGTCTTCGCGCCTTCTATCCTGTCGATGTACTCCGTCGTATCCACGTTCCCGCTGATGATCAGGTCCGCTACGGTCACGGGCTCCACGTTGAATACGTTCGCGTTCCTGAGGGCGTCGTCGACTACGTCGTTCACGCTCTTTTCGATCAGGCCCACGTCCTTCAGCGCGCCGGTGATGCCGGTGAACACGCTGCCGATGATCTTGCCGATGCCGCCGCCCAGGCTCAGGAGCGTCTTTCCCATCCCGGAAAACGACGACGTGACGATCTGCGGCAGGTTCCCGATCACGCCCTCCACCACGCCGGCCAGCGCCTCGCTCACGGCCGACACCAGCTCCGGCGTCAGGTCGCTGATGGATCTCAGCACGTCCGGGATCGTACCCACGATGCCCTTCAGCAGCCCCGGCAGCTTCTTCCCGATGCTGCCGAGCACCTTGCTGAGCCCTGCGTTGATCTTGGGCAGCAGCGCCGGGATCTCGTCGATGAACGCGTCCGCGATGCCGCTGAGCCCGCCGGTCTTTCCGGCCTTGGTCAGCTTTTCCATCAGGCCGGTCATTTCCTGCACCACGCTGCGCATGGAGCCGTTCATGCTCTCGCCGGCAGTGATCTGCAGTGCCTCCAGCGCGCTCTTGAACACCTGGATGTCGCCCTGCAGGTTGTCCATCATGGTCCTGGCCTGCGCCTCCGCGGTGCCGCCGGATTTGCGCAGCGCCTCTTCGTAGCTGTCCACCGCGTCCACGCCCTCGTTCAGCAGCGTGTTCACGGCCCTGATCGACCGCGCGGAGAACGTCTGCATCAGCGCCGCGGACTTCTCCGCCGTGCCCATGCCCTCGGTGGCCTTCCCGATGTCGGCCATGATGGTGTTCATGTCGCGGAAGTTCCCGTTCGCGTCCTGCACGGCCACCTTCGTCCTGCCGATCTGGATGGACCCGTTCTTCATCTTCTGGGTCAGGTCCCGCATCACGGCGGATACCTGCGTGCCGGCCTCGGATCCCTTCATGCCCTGATTGGCCAGCGCCATCAGCATGGCCGTGGTGGTCTCGATGTCCTGCCCCGCGGCGTGCATGGAGCTCGCGCAGTTGCCGTACGCGTCGGCCAGCTGGCTCGCCGAGGTATTGGCGCTGCTCTGGGCGTACGCCATCAGGTCCGCCATGTACCCGGCCTGGCTCGCCTCCATGCCGAACGCGGATAGGTAGTCCGTCACCGCGTCGCTCGCCCGGGCGAGATCCATGCCGCTCGCCGCAGCCAGGGCCAGCACGCCGCCCAGCGCCTCGGTGCTCTGGTTCGCGTCCCAGCCGGCCAGTGCCATGTAATTGAGCGCCTGCGCGGCTTCGCTGGCCGTGAACTTCGTGGTCTCGCCGTAGTGCCGCGCGGTATCGGTCAGCTTCTGCAGCTCCTCGCCCGTCGCCCCGGATATCGCCGCCACCTGGCTCATCGCCGCTTCGAATGCCATGCCGGTGGTCGCCGCGCTCTTCAGCCCGTTCACCAGCATGGAGATGCCCTTGGTGATCACCTGGGACGACAGCATGCCGCGGAATACGCTGGAAGCTCCGCTCGCCGACTTCTTGGCCTTCTTTTCGATGCCGTCCATCTTCTGCTGCAGGTCGGTGTCATCGCCCAGGATCCGGATCTTTACGCCGTCCGCCATGCCTCGCCCCTCCTTTCACACCGTTATTTCCCGACCCTCGGGATCGCGCGCATCTGCCCCTCGGGAGCCTTTTCCCTGTCCAGCGCCCGGATATGCCGCAGCATCTCGTTGAGCGGCGCCAGGGCCGCCGCGACGGCCTCTACGTTCTTTTCCCGCCGGGCCTGCGCGATCTCGTTGTCCTTGTACAGGAACGCGCCGGTCACGCCATCGTAGATCACCTGCATGCGGTCCAGGTTCTCCGCCTTGCCGCCGCCGAACAGCTCCCGGCACGCCTCTTTCCCCAGCAGCACCTCCAGCTGCGCCATCCACAGCCGGTAGAACGGCTTGCCCGCCATGTCCCGCTCCGCTGCGTTCAGCCTCTCCACGGTATCCACCGTCCGGGGCGCGAGCGGGTACTCCCTGTCCTCTATCTCCACCGTGATCTCGGGTATGTCCGTATCGATCCGTATCATTCTCTGTCCTCCGGCCTGTACAGCCTTCCGTCGTATGTCATCACGCCCACGTGCCCCGGGAGGACCCGCGGGTCGCACCACAGTTTATAGCCCAGCTGCCGCGCCTTCCAGCAGAACGCCAGGTCCTCCCCGAGCCCGGGCATGGGCGCGAACGGCAGCGTGTATTCCTCCGCCACGCGCCGCAGCAGCTCCGTCGTCATCATCACGGCCCCGAAACCGCTCCCCGCGATCTCGAACACGCCGCCCTCCGGCCATTTCGTGTACCTGCGCGCCTCCACGGCGATCTTCCCGCCGGGGCGAGATTCGTACTCCACCCTGTCGTACAGCACCGGCCACGTCGGCAGGTTCCTCCGGAACGCCAGCGCGGATACGTAGTCCCGCCCTTCGTCCAGGTCCTCCGACAGTCTGCGCATCAGGTCCTCCGGCAGCTCCATGTCGCTGTCCAGCCACAGCACCCTGCCGCAGTCCGACGCAAGCGCCTCCTGCGCCAGCCGGTTCCTGCTGTCGTACACCAGCGAGCTTTGGCACGTGGCCAGCACGGTCCCCGCCGGCTTCGCCATCGCGTTGTAGCTCCTGAAAAACGCCGTGTGCACCGTGTCCATGCACGGTACGGCGATCATCGTCTTCATTCGTCTTCGGCCTCCTGCGGTTCGAACAGCGCGTCGAACGCCTCGTACTCTTCCTTTTCCTTCTCCGTCAGTTCTTCCGGCAGCGCGTACGCCCGCTTCAGCTTCCGCAGCTCCGGGTCCTTTCCCTTGTACCCTCGTATCTCCATGATGTTCAGGATCCTGTGGTCCCCCGCCAGCGTGCGGAACAGCAGCAGGAACTCCCACCAGTGGAACGGCTCCGTGCGCCGGTACGACAGATCCACGCCGTGCTGGTTTCTGATCGCCACCACGATCTCGTTCAGGTCGTACTCGAAGCTGTACGTGCGCTCCTCGTTTCCCGTGGACTGCACCGGGGCGGACGGGTATCCCTTCGAAAACTCCGCCACCGCCCGGATCGTCTCCGCCGGGTCCTCGTCCGTCAGGATCCCGCCGAACACCGTCTCCTCTATCCGCGCGAGCTGCTCCGCCGCCTTTTCCGGATCGTCCGTCCGGAGGCTCCCCAGCATCTTCAGCACGTCCAGCCACACGCGGTAGTCCGTCGCGCACGGGTAGAGTATACCCCCGACCGAGATAGCGGCCGGGGGCTCGTCCTGCGCGTAGTTCGGGCGCATCAGGCGGAGGCGGTGGAGAAGGACGGCACGCCCGCGGTGGAGATGGTGTACGTGCCCTTCGTGATGTCGCCGCCCAGGTTCAGCGTGAAGCTGATCTTCCTGTCCACGGTGTTCATCTCGCCCAGCACCAGCCGGCAGTCGTTGATCAGCCAGGCCTTCTTGTTGCTGCTCCCGTCCGGCGGGAAGCAGATCATGCAGGGCACCTTCGCGTCCTCGCCCACCGGCAGGTCGTAAAACTCGCCGTAGATGAACTCGTACATGGGATTGCCGGCGTTCATCACGATCTCCTGCGGCAGCTCCGGCTCGTAGTGGTCCACCTCCGTCACCGGCATCTCGTAGCAGATATAGTCCATCTGCTCGGTCTGCGGGTTGGGATTCAGGCTGAATACCGTCGATTTGTCGATCCTCGTCCAGCTGGGCGTCGTACCGCCCTTGCTCGTGTCAAGGAAAGGGATACACATATGCTTCTTCAGCATGGTCTCGCTCATGGTTTATTCCTCCGTTTCGTTGTTATTCGCCGGATCGGTATCGCCCGGCTCATCGCCGCCCGGCTCCTCCCCGTTCGGCTCGTCTTCTTCCGTTCCGCCTCCGCCAGGCTCGGTCTCGTCCTCGCCGTCGGCGGCTTCCCGGATGTACTCTATCTGGAACTGAATCATGTACTTCGCCTGGCTGAAGTCCTGCGCCACCATGTAGCCGGACTCGTTCGGAAGCACGCGGATGTCGGTGATCCGGCACCCTTCCGGGAAGGCCGGCAGGTTCCCCGTCAGGACCTGCTTCCTTACCCAGTCCCCCAGCTCCTCAAGGTCCGTCACGGCCGTGATGTTGGCCATGTCGTTCGGGTCTCCGCTGAACGCCTGGAACCGCGTCAGCGCGCAGTTGTAGTTCCGCTTCTCGCTGCCGTCGATGTACTCCTCCGTCAGCTGCTCGCTCGGCACCAGGCACGTCCCGCCGATCTTGTCGGTCATCGCATTGAAAAACAGGTCCCCGACGTACGGGCAGCTCTGCAGCCAGTCCCACACCGCTCGGTGTTTGTTGCTCGCCATTCGCTCACTCCATCTCCGTGCGCGGTGCGCGAGAGCTCTGCTCCGCGGTGCGCGCGCGGTCCTTATTCGGTCGTTCGCTCCAGTGGTCAGTGGCCAGTATTCAGTGACCAGTTATAGTCAGCTCCGGTCCCCAAAGGCTTCCCCTCCGAGGGGAAGCTGTCGCCGCAGGCGACTGATGAGGTGGGTGGCCGTTCCTATTCGTCACCCAAGCTAACTTTGCTATCAGCTATCTGCTATCCGCTATCAGCCACTCCTCGCCTCACAGCCCCAACCTTCCGGAATCCACGTACCCCTGCAAACTGACCACCAGCAGCGGCAGCTGCGTCGGCTTGGCCGCCTCGTCCCAGTGCCGGGATCCCATGCCGTGGTAGTGCATCATCGCCCCCGTCGGGTGCTTCGGCGCGGTCGGGCTGTAGTACCCCACCACCACGCCTCCCTGCACGATCGGCGCGTTCGGGCCGTATACCTGCCCTTCGTACGCGTAGTGGGCGTAGGGCGCGGTATGCTCGATCTCGGCCTTCCCGCCGCCGCCGGAGAGCCGCACGCTGCCGTACAGCACGCCCTCCTTGTACGGCACGTACGGCCGGTACAGCCGGTGCCACTCGCTCGCGGCAAAGAGCCAGAACTGCTCCCCGCGCACCTTTTCCATCACCCGCTGCACGTTGACGTCCACGCTCTCCACTTCGAACCGCATACGCCCTCACGCTCCCCTCGCCGCGTAGTGCGGCAGCGGCATGCCCGGCCTCGCGTTGTCCGCCACGCTCGTCACTACGAACGCGCCGTCACTCCCGCGGTACTGCTCGATCAGGGCCTGGTAGTCCGCGCCGCCCGTCACGGTCACGGCCGCGTCGCCCCGGATCAGCAGGTCCCCGGCCTTCGGCTTCGTCTGTCCCGCGGGGATCCTGCACACGACGCCTTCCTCGTGCACCAGCGCGTTGTCGTACCGCACCATGCGGCTCGTCCTGCGCCAGCTGCACCCGGTCAGCTTCGCCGTGCTGTACGCCACGCTCGTCTTCCCGCTCGTCACGGTCTCCGTGCGCTGCACCAGCGTCACCGTCTCGTTTCCGAATGGGATCATGGATCGTCACCTCCCCGAGGGCCCGCCCGCGGACAGAATATCATCAGCATTTCATATGCCTCCTTTCGGGCATCAAAAAAGCGCCCCGAGGGACGCTCCGGTCATTTGCAAACTGCTTTCCATATATCGATCAGGATCTTCATCTTGAACCAGGCATAGCTTACAAAAATGCTGCCGATCAAAGCGCAGCTGATCAGCCATACCCAGTCATGCCAGTCTCGCCGGTTCATACGGTGTACCTCCCGTCAAAGACCTTATTCGAAGTGATCACCTGGTGCAGGGCTGTGGCGATGCCCTGCACTTTGCTTTCGTCTGTCGCAAGATCGTCGTACCCCAGCAGGTCGAACACCGCATGCAGGATCTCGTGCATCAGCACCACGTCCTTGTGTTCCTTCGGCAGCGTCTTGTCGATCAGGATCCTGCCCGTCATGTAATTGATCTGTCCTTTGCACAGCGTGCCCTTGTCCACGCATTCCACTTCCTCGACGGTGTACGGGACGCCGAGGATATTGATCACCTTTTCCATCATCGCGCCAATTCGATCCTCCTTCTCGAGAAGCACCAACAGAAACCGAAGATATTCAGCTGCATCCAGGCTTCTGCGTACCTCTTTCCGTTCTCGGTGTACTTCGTTATGTAATGGTGCAGCATGCCCTTCCTCCCATCAAAAAAGCACATCCGAAGATGTGCCGGCATCTGTCTTTGCGTTCATCCGATCAAGTGGCATCGCACCGCGTTTTTGAACCTTTCCTACAAGCTGGCTCTCCTGATGCTATCTGATTATCATGACTGGCTGATACAGCAGCTTTCGACAAGAACGTTCCGTCTATTGTAAGAGCATATGCAAAAGCTGCAAGCTTCCTGCGGTCTTCCTCAGTAACCGGGTCGGTGTAATCACGGCACTCATACCCCAGCAGTTTATAGCCCTCAACTGCTGAAGCGCCATATCGTCTGCCAACGATACAGCGCTTTAGTTTTTGCCATAATCCCATCTCCTCACCTCCACGAAAAAACCGCCCGGGTGGGCGGTTTTTTAACCTTTCAGCAAATCAATTCTCTTGCTGACCAATACTTGTAAGCTTTTTCGGAAGCGTTTTGCTTAATGAATTGCATATACTTTTCATAATCGAA